ATGTAGATAATGTCATTGACTTAACTGCTAATAGTATCAACCCTGCCACTGCTGATACCATTCAGGCTATCACAGTTCCAGCTAATACTCTTGTAGTAGCTGCTGGACTGCAGGTTGTAAACAGTGCGACTATGAACACTGGAACAGACGCAACTGCATCACTTGGTTTTACAGGTGGTGACGTTGATGAGTTCGTTGCAACTTTTGATATTGATGGTGCATCAGACGGTGACTATGCTCCTCAGATTGCAATCACAGGCTTGACTGCCTCTACTTCTGCTGACACAATTGATGTGTTATTAGCAGGTACAGGTACTTCATTCTCTGCAGGTAAAATCCGAGTATATGCAATGTTGATGGATATCAGTGACCAAGGTGACATGTCAGCTAATGAAGTTGATAGAGACACTTTAGCTTAACTTAATATAAGTGAAGGGCAGCTTTAGGGTTGCCCTTTACAACATGTGATATTATACAGGAGATTATAAATGGCTATCACGACTGCAATGTGCACAAGTTTTAAGCAAGAACTATTGGGTGGCTTACACGACCTTGATACTGATTCACTTAAACTAGCACTTATTAAAGCATCCCCATCAGGTACATATGGTACTGGTACAACTAACTATCAGAATGTACTAGATAATTCAGATGAAGCTACAGGCACAAACTACACTACAGGTGGTCAAGTACTAGACAGTCCAAGTATCGCTGTAGATGGTACAACTGCTACTGTAGACTTTGCTGATGAAGTATTTAGTAATGTGACTGTATCTGCCGATGGTTGTATTATATATAACACTGCAAATAGTAACTCTGCTATCTGTGTCATTGACTTTGGTGGTACAGTATCTGCTACTGCAGGTGATTTAACTATAGAGTTCCCAAATGCTGACGCATCAAACGCTATTATACGTATAGCTTAAAGAGTCTGTAGATGGCTACTGTATCTGCATTATATGGAAGTGGTGTATATGGTTCATCTGAATATGGTGTAATCAATGTTACTGCTAGTGTTACTGGAGTCAGTGCAACTGCTCTAACAAGAACCCTACATATAAATGCTTTTGAAGTAGACATTACAGAACCTCTATATGGTCCTGATGCTCTTACTGCTTCAACACAAACAACAACCGTTAATATAGCAGAAAAAGTCTCAGGTGTTATAGGTACTTTTACTCTTAACGCCGCTGGGCTTGATATTAGGTCTGTTAACCGTGTTCCTGTAACAGGTTCACCTATGACAGGTTCAATAGGCACAGTAAGTCCTAATGTAGATGAACCAATTGCTACAGGTGTTTTTGGAACTACATCACTAAATACTGTTCAAGTTAATATTAGTGAAAAATTAGACAGTGTATTTGCAACAGGTGGTATAGGTTCTTTAGAGCATAGTAATACTGTAACTCTGACAGGTGTTGAAGGTGTAGGTCAAGTTGGTGAAGTAGAAGACCAACCACTAGAACGAATAGCAACAGGTGTATTTGCAACAGGTGCTATAGGTTCATTAACACTTCATACAGCTGCAGGTGTTGATGGCGTAGTTGGAACATTTTCAATAGGCACATTAACAGCAACAGGTGTTACATTTGCTTTTGTTGCAAATGATTACGACAGAAAAAGAGTTGTATACGTACCAAGACAAGATACAGTGGCTGAACGAAGAGTTGCTGCATAGGAGAATTTAATGTCATTTCGTTGGACAACAAAAGACCCAGATGAAAGTTTAGACTACAGTATTGATTGGTCTAGATTTTTAGATACTGCTACAATATCTTCTGTTACATGGTCAGTTCAAACACCTGAAATAGGTAAAACAACATTAGGAGCAGGACAAACCTTGACAACTGCGTCATCTAATGCTATAATTGACAGTATACAAAATATAGCTCAAACTAATACTAACACAGTAGCCACTATTAATTTAGGTGGTGGTGTGCTTAACCGTGAATATATCTTTACATGTAACATAGTAGACAGTACAGGTAGTCAAGCTGAAAGAACCGTTAAGATGCGAATAAGGGAAAATTAATGGCTTATAATTATTTAGAACTTGTTAATCAAGTAAATCGCAGATTAAATGAAACAGAATTAACATCAAGTAACTTTGCTAGTGCTACAGGTTTTTATGCTCAAGTAAAAGATGCAATCAATGCATCTCTTCGTGATATTAACCAACATGAATTTAATTGGCCCTTTAATCATGTAGAACAAGAAGACACATTATCTGCAAATGTTACAAGATACTCATTCCCTATAGATGCAAAGCTACTAGACTTTGATAGCTTTAGAATTAAAGAAAGCACAGCACTAGGTAATGCTACAACAAAACTAGGCATTATAACTTATGAAGAATATTTAGATAAATACGTAGACCAAGAATATAATACTAATGGCAGAAGTGGTGTACCACAAATGGTGGCACATGGACCTGCTCTTGAATACATACTTACTCCTGAACCTGATAAAGCATATACACTTGTATATGAATATTATCGTGCTCCTGTGGACTTAATTTTATATGATGATGTTCCTGCTGTTCCTGAAAGATTTAAACATATTATTGTTGATGGTGCAATGCACTATGCTTATTTATTCCGTGGTAATTCACAAGACGCAATGGTAGCTAAACAAAAGTTTGATGAAGGTATAAAGAATATGCGTATTGTATTAATCAACAGAACATATTACTTACGTTCTACGATGATACCACAGAACACAGGTGGTGGTAGGATGGGATTTTCTAGGTCTGTTATCTAATGGCAGACGCATGGCAAACCCATTCATTTGAATTTAAAGGTGGTTTGATAACGAACCTTTCTCCTTATCAGCAAGGATTTCAAGCACCCGGTTCAGCACGTATACTGCGTAACTTTGAGCCTTCTATATTTGGTGGTTACACAAGAGTAGAAGGATATGAAAAGTTTGACACAGCCACTGTACCCAATACAGGTGTTATTAGAGGTATACATCGTTACGATGGATTTGTATATGTTGTAAGAGGGGATGACCTATTTAGGTCTGAAGGGTCAGGATGGACACAGATAAGTGACAATGCAACTTATGGTAGTGCAGGTGTTACAATTGGTGGGTCAGGCAAGGTAAGATTTTTAAAGTATGACTTGGATGGTACAGAAAAATTTATGCTTGTTGATGGAACAGGCAAGCCTTATAGATTTGATGGAACTACATTTGAACAATTAACTACTTATCCTTCAGATGCTTCAGGTTCAAGTTTTATAGTAAACTTTAAAAACCATATATTCCTTGGTAACGGAAAAAACTTAGTTTATGGTGCACCTTATCAAGATAGTGACTTATCAATTGCTCTTGGTGGTGGTACATTTTATATAGGAGATACGATTACAGGTTTAATCGTTTTCCGTGAACAATTAATTATATTTAGCGAAAGTAGTATAAATGTACTTAATGGTAATAGTGTAGCTGACTTTGTACTTCAACCTGTGTCTCGTGACTTAGGTTGTGTAGCCGAAGATACCATTCAAGAAATAGGTGGGGATGTTATATTTTTAGGACCTGATGGTCTAAGATTATTTTCAGCCACAGATAGAATCGGTGACTTTAGTCTTGCATCTGTATCAAAAACTATACAGGCTGAAATATTAGATTTAATAAGCAGTAGCCCTAATGGTTTTTCAAGTACAGTTATTCGTGAGAAAAGTCAATATAGAATATTTGGATATAATACAGGATATTCAAATGATGCAGCAAAAGCTATTGCAGCAACTCAATTACAAGAAGGATTGTCTTTTAATGATTTGCGTGGCTTTAATGCTTTTGTAACTTATAGTGAATATGATGGTTTTGCAGAACGTATTTACTTTGGTGCTACTGATGGTTATCTCTATCAGATGGAACAAGGTAACACATTTGCTGGAACAGATATTCCTGCTACATTTGCTACTCCTTTTATTGCATTAGGAGACCCAAATGTTAGAAAGACAATATATAAGGGTACAACATATTTAGATGTAAATGGTGCTTTTGACCTTGAGTTTTCTCTCAAGTTTGATTTTGACCAACCAGACAGTGTTCAACCTGATTCAATACTGTCAAGCGATGCTGGAGCAACAGTAACATATGGTTCAGGTATATATGGAACATCTTTATATGGAGTTAAGCAAAAAGCTATATACGATGTACAAACAATAGGTTCAGGATTTACAGTGTCAATATTATATGAAACAACAGGAACTAACACAGACGCTGTGTTTACTATAGATGCTGCAACATTGCAGTATATTACTAACGCTAGGAGATAACTAACATGGCAGGTTACACACGAAATGATACACCTAACAACATAGCTGATGGTAACGTCATCAATGCTTCAGACCTTGATGGAGAGTTTGATAAAATAGAAACTGCCTTTGGTACAAGTGGACACACACATGATGGTACAGGGGGTAACGGACCACAGATAGGCACAGGTGGTATAGCCAATGATGCTGTAACACTTGGAACTAAAACATCAGGTAACTATGTGGCTACAGGTGCAGTCAGTGGTGTAGGTTTATCAGGTTCAGCTAGTGCTGAAGGTGCTACATTTACAGTAACATCAAATGCTACAGATGCTAACACAGCAAGCACAATCGTTGCTCGTGATGCTAGTGGTAACTTTAGTGCAGGTACAGTTACTGCTTCACTAACAGGTAACGTAACAGGTAATGCTGCTACTGCTACTGCCCTTCAAACA